AATGATTTTTCAATCAGTTCATCTTTGGGTTCTTCAAGTTCTTCTTTATGGTCCTCTAAAACCTCAAGAACTTCTTCTAAAGATTCTTCTATTACATCTTCAATAATTTGTTCTTGTTCTTTAGGTGTCTCTGAATATAACCATTTCTCAAATGCCTTAACTGTTTTTTCTTCTTGTACTTTTTTCTTCTTTGTTTCTTTTTTTAGATTAGCAACTTCCTCAAAAACAGAATCTAAAGTTATTTCACCAATAATAGATTCTTCTTGTTTCTGTTCTTCTACTTTCTTCTCTTTCTCTTTTTTCTTAAGCGTGGCAAATTCACTAAAAAGAGAATCTAATCCCAAGTCACCGACCACAGAATCAAATTCTTCTTTTTTCTTTTTTTTATCTTCTGCTACTAACTTAAAAAGTTCTGATAGTTCATTCATAATTTACCATTTCACTTTATTGGCCCAATAGGCGGCACTCATCTTTCCTTTTGCAATATTTTTGGCGTGTCTGGTCTGAAATCTCTTACGACGACTTGCATATTCTTTTGATTCTCCCTCTTTTTTTGGAGAACCTTTTACACCTCTTTGCCCAAAACGAATGAGTTTTTCTTTTCCACCCTCACAAGCCTTTACAACGTGAGACTTACCCGTGAGTGAATCACCCACGGGATCAGACTTTGGGGAGTTACACTTCATCTCTGATTTTTTTGCTTCAGAAATAAATCTTGAAAAAGTTTTTTGTTCTTTTATTGAAGATTTCAATGGTTCTGGTTTGATAATATCAATAAATTCAACATAAGGATTTCCATTTGCATCTTCAATTGAAACTGATTCCGCAACACAATTTGGAACTATTTTCTTACCCTTCTTCTTCATACCAACTTTTTTATACCCAACCCAACATGCCTCTTCTACATTGTGTTCTCCACTATGAAGATAATCTGCCGCAGCATCAATATAATCTGCCGCTTTGGTAATTTTTGATTGAACCCAAGCCTCAATATTACCTTCTCCCTTTAATTTTCCACGAAGTCTCTTTGCTGCAGAAATAATTGTGGATAGTTCAGAACGAGCCATAGAATATTCGTGATCTGGTTCTTTAGATTCATTTGCTGGATGAACTTGAGCAATACTAAACTTCATCTGATTTGATGATAAACTTGAAGGTATTGAGAACATATCCCAGTACTTAGGACCATATTTACATTCTTCTCTAGTTTCATCTTTTTCGCATTTGGGACAATATCTAATCATTTGTGCTTCCTCTGTTTTAGTTCCCCAATTAGCAGCACCAACTTTACGACATTTTACAAGTGCTCCGGAAGCATATGCACTTGGCCAAACATCATATCTTGATTTTACTTTATTGTAGCAAGCATCTTTTTTACCACTACCCTTTCCCTTAATATCTTTTTCTTCGTTCATTTTCTTTTCCGGTTTGTCGGTAGAAACATAAGTTGGGTTAGCGGCGCCTGATTTTGATTGTTGATTTTTATCTGCTGTTTTCTTTCTTCTTGCTGCGGATAATCTTTCTGCTTTAGTCATACTTGCTCTTTTTTCGGAAGAAACGCACTTAGGAACGCCTTCTCCAGGTTCATCACTTGCACAGGTTCCACCCGTAACAACATTCACCCAACCAGGTTTTCCCTCTTTTGATTTGGAGTCTCCAAACCATTTATTAAGATTTCCCTCTTTCACATCCTTAAATTTTTTATGATGCTTCTTAGCATCTGCTTCCATTTTTTTCAAACGAGTATAATAATCTGGAATTTCGTCTAAGTGTTGTAGAGCAATCTCAACGGCAAGTTTTTGATTATTTGTATGCTCGTGTTCAATTGGGGCACCCATATCAAGTTGCTTCTGAATATCAGAGACCTCCATACGATGCTTTTTAGCAATCTCTTCCACGGTCTTATATGGTTTTAATTGCTCGTTCATTTATTACAACTTATTAGTCTTTATTATTTAGAAAACCTTGCTTCAGTAATTTTGATAATTCTGAAGTAGACCCAACAAATACGGCATTGTTGGTTACATTATTTGAAACTTTAGTATTATCTTCTTGAACATCTTTCAATTTTTTTTGTAGGTCTATAAGTTTATCGGTCGTATCCGCAACACTCTTAATAAGTTGACCGGCAACTTCATAGGCTCTTGGACTTCCTCCATCACCAGCAAGTTCCATAATTCCATTAATTGCCTCCTGACCTTTTTCAATTAATGAATATAGATTTGCTCTGGTATATTCATAATCTTTTTTTATGTCATTATTCTGTGTTGGAACAATATCAATTGGCGTAATAGATTTTTCTACTTCAACAATACTACTTTCAATATTCAAAGCTTTATCCAAATCTTCATAATTATTTTTCATAACGTATCAAATATCCCTTTGTTGAGTTGGACTATAAGTCTTAGCATCACCATATGTCTCCCAAGTTTCATTAAATCCAAAATCATCATCTGGTCCTGCGTCAATTGGGTCTGGAACAAGAGTATATCTCATCTCTCTCTTGGCAGTTGTAGTATCGGTACTCGTATACATATCAACCTGTACCTTACGAATAAGACCATCGGTACTATCAGAAATAGGTCCGAATAGATAAGTTTTGGCGGTAAAATTTAAAGTATATATTAGAGTTCTTCTAGTTGAATAATCACCCTCATAATCATCTGTGAAGGATACATTATCTAAGACTACAGGAATATCTCTTTTTTCGCCAATAGAATCAACCAAGTCTACTGTTAGATTAAATGATGGTTGAAAGTTTGGAAGAATTTGTTCTACTATCTGTAAAGCATCATCCTGTAACTTTGTCATAATATTTAATTGAAATCCAATATTATATGGAACAGGCATATAAACCTTCTTTACAGTATCACCATTACCACAAGTTTTAAATGTCTGAGTTACATTCGCCTTTCTTGTAGGATCATACTGAATAGAAGTCATTTCAAATGATATTCTAGGAAGAGTAATCTGAATTGGTTTGTTTAATTCAGATTGCTGTTCAATTCTGGCTAGAAACTTTTGCATCGGACCATATCCAAGAGGAACCTTCATCTGACTGATCCCAACATCAGATGAATTTTTATGTTCTATATAAATGTTATTAAAAAGAGTGCCAAATGCGGTTACAGTCTTTCTAATGATTTGGTGATAAAAATAGGTTCCTAGCATTTTTTATACCCGATTATCCAATCATTATCGTATTATATATTTATAGTATCAATAAGAACCAAATGGATTGGATTCTGAAAAATCTAAAATAGATTCTGCTTCGGTCTGAATCTGTAAATTATCTCCATATTTATCGTAAGGATTCCAATTATCATAAGTGTTCACGGAATAACGAGCACTAGAAATTGTTCCTACAATTGTTTCTCCTGGGAAAAATCCATTAGGAGTTACATTGTTAACAAAAGAAACCTTAAGAATTTTTGTATCAAAATCCCAAGATTTAACTCTTGCTGTCGTACCAGACCTAGATCCCGTTACAATTTCATTAAAGAGATAGGTTCCAATTCCAGTTAGAATGGGTGGTCCATTAATAACTACCTGAGGGTTGGTGATATACCCTACACCAGGATTTGTAATTTTTATAGAAGATACACTTTGACCTGTTCCAACCACAGATGATATTACCTTTGCAGTTACTCCTGAACCAACATTTCCAACAATAGTTACGACAGGTGCAGTTGAATATCCAACACCATTATCAGTAAGAGTTATAGAAATAACTCCATTTTGTGAAGTTTCAATTCCACAAGTAGCTGCCGCTCCAGTTCCATTACCTGTAATTGTAATAATTGGAGCAGAAGTATAACCTGCTCCCGCATTTCTTAATGCTATTTGCTTAATTGAATAAAATCCAGATTTTAGTTCTGTAATTGCTTCTGCAATTGCATTTGTTCCTCCAAAGGGTGCCGAAGATATGCTTACAACGGGTGGAGAAGTATACCCATATCCATCATTATTCAGTGTTATCTGTCTAATATATCCAGTTCCAATTGTTGCTGTTCCAGTAGCAGTTCTTCCAAGACCAATTAAACTTAAAGTAGTTATATATCCCTCCTCTTGAACTTGAGTATCAATTTCATCAATTGATGTATCAATAATCTCATCCTCATATTCAAATAACTCACATTTCAATTCATAAACATCT